GAACACTATGTTCAGCAACTGAATAAAGAGGAACCGCAACATGCCCATTGAATCGACATAAACGAGACAGTGCGTGGGCAATATCCTCAATACAAATGTCTTCAGGCAGAGGAGAGCAGTGTCTGTACTTGATTCCAGAATACGTATATAAGTAAGGAAGTTCTTCACGACCGGTTTTACTTACTACATAATTTATAAAAGCACTGACAAAAGACTTAAAGGAATTACTTAATGTTTCATTATAGTTCATTCGGCACCTTATCTGATATAGCATGTCTTCTTTCAATAGTTTTTATGAATCACGTTGTTCCGTCTGTGCTTTTGTGACTTCTTTCTGAATCGCGGCCATGAGCTTGTCATCGGACTTTATGTTGGCAATGGTTTTTTCCAATCCCTGTCCAATGTTTTCGCCTTTGAACTTGAACCAAGCACCAGATTTTTCAATTGCCCCAATATTTACTGCATAGGATATAAAATCACTGTCTAGATCAAGGCCTTGTCCGTAAATAAGATCAATCTCAGTGCTTCGAGCAGGGGTTCCTACTTTGTTCTTAATGGCACGAATACGAATCTTGTGGCCGATAACAACGTTTCCACTTTTGATAGTGCCGTCCTCTCCGCCTACTTTACGAACATCCAAACGAACGCTGGAATAGAACTTAAGAGCGCGACCTCCTGGAGTAGTTTCAGGGCTGCCATACATGACTCCAATTTTCTCTCTAATTTGATTAATGAATAGTACAGTGACCCCATTCATTGAACATTTACCACGTAGCTTCCTCATAGCTTGAGACATTAATCGTGCTTGTAATCCCATGTGGGAGTCGCCCATTTCTCCATTTAATTCGGCCTGAGGGACTAATGCAGCCACAGAATCTACAACGATTAGACTAACTGCCCGTGATTCAACCAGGGCCTCTACAGTTTCAAGGGCTTGTTCACCAGAATCAGGCTGGCTTACAACTAAATTATTTACATCTACCCCTAATTTAGACATATAGGAGGGGTCTAGTGCATGCTCAGCATCCACATAGGCGCATATTTCTCCTCGTTTTTGTTCCTGCCCTACACAGTGCAAGGCAAAAGTTGTTTTACCAGAGGATTCTGGTCCTATGATTTCTATGATTCGTCCACGTGGAATTCCTCCTGTACCAATTACGTCAAAATCTAAGGTATATATACCAGTGGCAATGGACGGCATGGGCTTGCCAACTTTCGTTCCAAGACGAACCAAAGATGCCGTTGTTTTGAACTGCTCGTTAAGCGATTTTTCAACAGCTTTCAGAGCCTTCCATTTGTCTTCAATGGATGACGGTTTCTGTGTTGTTTTCGTTTCTGGTTCCGTAATCGAAGGTACCATTGCTGTCAGTTCTGCTAATACTTTGCTCATTGTTCTCCCTACATATAGATTCAATTCGTTTACGCGCTATTTCTATATACTCATGGGATATATCTATTTCCGGCTTGCGCTTCCGTCTGCCATTTAGCCAAGGTACCCATAAATCTAAGAAAATTACGCATGAACTTTTTTCCACGAACCTGCTCGATTGCTGATGGACCGTGTTCGCGGAAAAGTTCATCGGCAGTCTTTACTACCTCTGCATTGTTATTAAAAAATGCAAACCAACATGATTCGCAATTGTTCTTTGGTTCTCGCTGCGGGTCAATTTTGTGTCCACAATAGACCACCACTGGGTTGCGTACAGTGAAGTACAGACGTTTGAACTTTTTCCATTGTGTCAAATTGTCACACTCATTTTGCATGTTGTTTTCGCTCATCTCTGATAATTAAGTTTCGTTCAGAGGGGGTAAACTGTGGAACCATTAATCCATATTTCTGCGCTAATATTTTAAGTTCGTCTTTGTTTAGTTCGTCTTCTCCGATTTCTTCCTGTAATTGCCTCTGTAATTCCTCAATCATATTTTATCCTCGTTTTTTGCGTGTATGTTTACGAATGGTAGTAAAGTACTTACTTACTGGTGATATTTTGTAATCTCTGAAAAGCTGGCCAATTCTTTGTTCAAGCTGCGAACGTTGTGAGGCGCTGAGCAAGTCAGTTTCTCCAACTATATACGTTTTTATAAATTTATGCAATAAAATTTTGTCAGTAATTTCCTCCTGAATAATCCTTTCAACGTCACAATAAAAATCCATCGCTGTAGGTTTTGCAGGGTTAATGGTGCATTTTTGCTCGATGGTCTTTTTCATTGAGGTTACAGAACTGCAATTTTTCATACGGTTATACCACCCGTCTATTGGCTCTGGAATTGCGAACGGGTCCCCTAATACATCAATAAATGCTTTTCTATTTGCTTGTTTACGCGAGCGCTTGTTATTTGTTTCACCCATTTAGCTCCCAAAACACTGTTTTGCTGGAGGGTTCTGTAGGTATGTAATAACGGACTGCAACCAATCAAGATTGTCTATTCGACCGAGTTTTCTATTACACCCAGCCCAACGCCCGCCGCACAAGATCCCTCGTACATACTTTTTATTAACCCCTTTCTTGACATGTTGATGATCTACCTCAGGACGCCCTAACGACGCTCCGTGAGGTCCGATAACACCTATGCCTTTATTAAGTTTCCTTTTACATATTGCACATTTACCATTTTGAAAGTGCCAAAGTTCAAGATAATCGAGCAAAGTGATGCCATAGCGCCTCATCAACGATTTTTCTTTAGCACAAGCTTTACAAGAACCACCTGGGCTTCTTCCTCCCCATTCGTCAAGTTTATGTCCAAGTTTACATACAGTCTTAAGATGTATGTCACAATTTCCGCAGCTTTTAATACGTCCTGTTACTAGTCCATTGCCAGATACTTCAAGTTCTTGTCCACAATCACAGCGGCACAGAAAATATATGCTGTTCTTGTACCTTCTTGGAAGTACGTCTAGTACTTTCAATCGGTTAATTTGTGAGCCTATTAACTCTTTTACTGTTTTATTGCTATTGTCAATGGTTTCGTTCTTATACAAGCAGCCACAATTTGTTGCTTCTCCTGACTTTAATGCCTTAGCCGAGATTGTTCGTTCGTTACCACATTTACACTTACACAGCCATGACGTTTTGTTATTAATTTTACCGGCTTTTTGTATAACTGTAAGATAATGAAATGTTGCTCCTTTTGAAATACGTTTCATGGGTTGATCTCTATATTATTTCCTATTAGTGCTTGTAATTGAGCACCATAACCTACGTCTTTATTAGCGGTTGCTTTAATGAATGCAGCCTTTACTGGATCACGTTCATTAAATGTACTGCGTGCTCCGTCACAATCTAGCGTTGTGTAGCCTCCTGATGAATACCGAGAAAGACCAACTGATATAAGGGTCTCCGATTTAAATGACGATTTCGATTCTATGTGTCCCGAACTTTCAAATACTTGAGCAGAGATTACCCCTTCTCGGCTGCGATGTAAGGTAATCATGGCATCACAGTCTTTAGCAATTTGCGAAGCTCCGTCCACATCATCTGTAGTAATCATCTTCCCCTCTTGTATGCGGTGTGGTTGTAGGATTCGTACCATTTGGATGTTGTAGTCTTTAGCAATTTGAGACAATACTTTACTGATTTCTGACAAATGATGTGTTCTGTTTTTATTGCCAAGAGTAGAATCACTTAACCTCTGTATATTGTCTAACATTACCCATTTAACCCCATATCTTCGGATGACTTGACGAATTAGGTTGTAAATATCGTCCACCGTTTTATATTTTGGGTAACAGAAATATAGATTGCCTGCACGATTAGAGGCCTTATGCTTGGCTAAAGAAATAGCCTTTATAAAGTTTTCTCTTAGCTGCTTTGCTTCCTCTACAGTATTAGGTATGTTGTCTTCAATCTGGGCAACATGTGCAATCCACTTTCTCACGAGACGTACAACGGTCATTTCCAGACAAATGATTATTCCGTCTTCACCATAAATATCTACCATATGCTCCAATAGATTCATTCCGAACGTTGTTTTTCCTATTTTCTCTGGAGCAACAATATCAATCACATCACCGTCTTCAAATCCAACTAGCTTGTTCAGTGATTCCCAAGGGGTCTTATATTTAGGACCCATGGTTTCCTTACCGACAATCTGATCATATAGCTCTTGGATAGCGTCTTCAGTAGAGGACACACCGTCCACGTCAAATTGTTTAGCTTCTTCCTTTAATGCATTGAACCACTCTGCCGTTCCTCCTCCATGCACGAACCATTCGTTTAGATCTTTGCCTGTCTTTAGTTCCCCTGTTTCTGGGTCGGTATAGGTAAAATCTGGCAGTATAATTTTCCAGCACCGTTCCGTACCAATGCGAGAAGCCAAGGCTTGTGCGGCCCTTTGTCCTACCTTGTCTTTATCATAACAAATATAAATTTTTTCTAGAGACTCAATCTTATCTATAGTGTCAATCCATTCTGCTTTCTTGAAGTTTGCTCCAGGAACCCCGCATATATTGTTAATACCTTTATCCATTGCAGCAATGCAGTTTGCTTCTCCTTCAACAAACACTATTTCTGTGGTGCCTTCGCGAAGAGCCTCTCCGTTGTATAGAGGAGGATCCCAACCTGAGGGACTATTGAATGCTTTGACTACTTTGTTACTAGAAAGCGGCATGGTAGGTAACGTTCGATAATGAACAAAAACACAGTTACCATTTACAAGATATGGATAGACAAGGGCCTTAACTTTTCCGCACTCTCGGAAATATCTTTCCGGTACCATACCAATCTTCTGTTTATCAATAATCTCTCGACTGAATCCTCGCCCATTGATCAGATAGTCCATAGCCTCTTCATCTTCAATAAGGGCCTGATGACATAAATCAATATTAGGCAGAGACTCTATTTTCTTTTCTGACCACAACTCAACGCCTTTTATTGACACCCCAAGATGCTCTTTAAGGGACCTTAAACCTCCGCTTTTACCGCAGCGGTGACACATGTGCAGACCGTCACGGCTTTTTTGCCCGTCCTCAGGGCCATGAATTTCCATGTAGAAATGTCCAAAACCGCCCTTTCCACAATATACACACTCCTCCAACTCAATATTAGGGAACGAAGCTGGCTTCCAATTCCATCCTCGACTTATGACAAACTGAAAAGCAGCGCTGCCTTGATATTCTTCTGGAATATTATTTATCATTTTTAATTAATTGACGCTTCTCTTTCCGCAAGTCTCGTTGAAAAGAATCATGCATTGTTCTGTCATAGTAACTACACGGAATCCCCTCTTATTATTTATCCTGCATAGAGCAATCTGCTCACTAAACTTATCCGATACATCAATTAATAAACCAATGTCAATAAGCTCATTAATCTGTTTTTCCTCATTTTGCAGTTGCTCTCGTTTATCCAGAGGATCATTGTCTGAAGGCTCAAGTACAACAAAAGCAATAGTATGGCCTTTGGCAGCCTTACATAAACTGTAATATTGAAACTTGCTTAACTCATAAATTTTAGATGAATTTGACATTTTGACATTATGCCTTTCTAGCCATGAAACTGCTAATAAGCTT